CTGTTAAAAAAACAGAAAGAAACAGAAGACATTTAAGACAACTTGATGAGAAGTCTCTTTGTATGACAGCAACAATGTATAAAGGTGCAGGTAACAACGGAATGACTTTAGTTCCGCAAAAGCCAAAACAAATTGGTATTGCTGTTGATGTAAACGGACATGATATTTTAAAAAGAGTTTACAGCGATGAGGGTAAGTCGCCCACTCTTAACACCATGGGCGGTGGTAATAGAGAGCCAAAGGTTATGGTAGATTCTTACAGAGAAGTTAGAACAGAAGAAGCTAAGAAAGCAAGAAAAGAACACAGAGAAAAGACAGGAAAAGATCATACTCCATTTAGATCAAAAGAGCTTGTGCCAAGAGATGATGGAAAGGTTGGCACAATAACACCAGGGCTAAATCAAAATCACAAAATAAGCCTTACAAAACAAACAGATCAAGAAGTGTATTGGAGAAAGCTAACACCCTTAGAATGTGAAAGACTGCAAACAGTTCCTGATGGATACACAGATTCTGTTTCTAATACTCAAAGATATAAAATGCTTGGTAATGGTTGGACAGTAGATGTTGTTGCTCACATATTAAAAAATATGGAAGTATGACCAAACTTACAGTTCAGCCGATTCCTTTGAGAAAGGCTAATGAATTTGTTACAGCTCATCATAGACACAACAAAAAAACACAAGGACACAGATATAGTTTGTGTGCATTATCTGGCGGAGTTATTGTTGGGGTTGCTATTGTTGGAAGACCTATTGCAAGAAATTTAGATGATGGTCTAACTGCTGAAATCACAAGAGTTTGTGTTTTAGATGATGCCCCAAAGAATACAAATTCTTTTTTATATGGGAGGTGTTGGAGAGTTTGGCAACAAATGGGAGGAAAGAGAATGATTACTTATACTTTGCAATCTGAATCTGGATCTTCATTGAGAGCTGTAAATTGGAAGATTTTAGGTGAAGTTAAGCCACAAAAAGGTGGATGGGATAGAGATTCAAGAAAAAGAGAATGGCAAGAGATTTTTGAAAAGAAAAAGTATAGATGGGAAATTTCTTAATTATTGCTAGAAATTAATTTACACCAATCAATCAATTCATCCAGATCCATTGTATATTTCATCATGTTTACTGCTAAACAGACTAAACAAACATTCTTTTTTGTATAACCACGATTGTTATTAATGCGATCTATTGAAATGTTTGTCAGATGATATCCAGATCCATCTTTGATATAGGTCATTGGTAGTCCTGAATAAGCACAAACTCCTTTTTGCTTATCGTAAATCTTATGTAGATCCTCTCTTGATATTGTGAACTTATGAGTTTTTGCTCTTCTGTAAGCTAATTGAGAGTATAGGTTGTTGATATAAGCGTATGGGGTTTTGCTGATTCTTTTTCTTCCCCCGGAAAGACGGCAGGATCTACATTCGTTTCTTCTGCTTCCATTCTTTTCGATCTCAAAAAAGCTCAAGCATTTCAGCTTGTTACAGCTTATGCAAACAATCTTTGTTGTATTACTCTGCCCAACTAAATGGGAACTGGTCTTTGATCTTGAGACCAAAACTATCTGCTCCATCCATAAGCTTCATAAATCTACCCATGGCTTTTTTGCTTGAAGAAACTGCTGGTTTGCCCTTCATGATGCTTTCTCCTAACAACAAACAGCCCTGGCTGTCTTGTTCCGGGTAGTTTCCAGCGTGAAATAAAATATAAGTTCTCCCTGGGACCCCTGATAGTTCATAGGTTTCGCCAAATTTTTTAGACTTATACTTAACACATATGTATTCGCCTACCGGGACACAACTAACATTCTTTTTGTTGTCTCTCCAGGGGCGTTCTGCTACATAAAAAACTTGATCAGCAATCGTAAGTTTGCCAAGTGTTGCTTCCGGGTGATATGCAAATCTTTCTAATATTCCATCCATAGGAAAATTATACTTTATTTACTTAAAGAAATAAAAAAATAGAGAGATAGATCCTGCAATGACAATCCATGCAAATCTCTCAATCCAAGACACAACCACATTATCTTTTGAGGTTTGTTGTTCAAGAGCTCTCAATCTTCGCTCATGATCAGCCAGATCATCCTTTTGATTGATCAATCTTTCTTCAAGTCTAGGAAGTATAGAGGTAAGTTTATGAACCTCTTCCATTTTCTTTTCGAGGTTATCCAATCTCACTTGTATTTCTGTAAGCTCCATTTGTGTTTTCGTCTTGGTTACAGGCACAAGATACTAGATTGAAACATATTCAACAAGTGAACTCTAAAAATTAATTGTAATTCTAAATATTTATAGAAATATGACTTGTCAAGACTGTTTTAAGATTAATTTTTTGGTAAGATTTCTAGTCCTATGTTAATTAAAGAAGCCATCACAAAAGTTGCAAGAGAGATCAAAAAAGTAGAAACAGAAAGCAAAGATGATTCTTTATTAGATGGATACCCAGAGGACTTATCAAAGGAAGATATTGCTAAAGCAATGTGTGTTATTTCAATAGTGAGTGATTCTTTATTAGATTTATATTGAGTTTATGTTTTTGAGGGCATCCTCATAATTATCTGCCAATTTTTGCCAAGTTTCCCCTGAAAGTTTATAAATCCAACCATTTAGTTTTGGTTTTTTTCCATAAGGATTTCTTGGTACCCACCTAATTTGGACTCTGTCATAACCTTGCTGTTCAAACTTCTTTATTAGATCTTCTTTCTTGCTCATAATACATTTCCCAATAGTCTTCATATATCTGACGAAACTCTTCCAATGTGGGTATGGTTAGGTTTGGGGTATGCTTATATTCCTTTATATGTTCTTTGTATGCCTCTCTAAGTTGCTTCTCTGTATATAAAATCATGCATCAATGGATAGTAACCTCAGTATTAGTATCATAAACCATTACATCGCTTAGTTCACCAACAACAGTACAGCCAACTGCCATAGCTGCTTCCTCTGCTGTCTCCCAATCTTCTGCATAAATGTTAGGACCAGCGTAAATTTCATTGTCCTTTTCAAACTCTGTAATAAAAATCTTGATCATGCTTTCCAAAGATCCTTTCTTGACCAATAGTTTGAACTAAATTTATCGTTCTTCGTAAGCCTCCCGGATTTATCTCTGATACCAGCAGACCTTCGTAAATAGTCCCTACGAGCCTCGTCAGAATAATTATGCCTATAATCCTTGTGCCCATAGTTAACTACTTTTATTTGATCTCCTTTTTTTGCAAGAACAGTTTTTTTGTATTTGCCTTTTCCTGTATATCTCTTTGGTTTATTGAACCCCGGATATTTTTTCCCCCGGTAAACCACTCCGCTTTTAGTTCTTTTTGCTTCACTTGCTTTAGCCATCGTTACTCCTTTTCAAAAGATCTTCAATCTTCCGGGCTTTTTCTTCCCTTGAATCTTGATGAAGTTCAGGATCTACAATCTTAGACAATTTTAACATTGGTATTCTCTCATTGGGAACATATCTCCATGTATAGCCATCATTTGAATAAACACCAAAAACAGTTTCTGTAAGTCCTATTTTGACAATCATTGCTTGATCACCATCTAAAATGACTTTATCGCCTTCCTTAAAAGATGATTTAAGTCTAAACAAAGCACCTTTAATAAACCCTGTAGCCCAATCTTTAATAGCAAGACCTACCAAAAGAGTTAAAAGAAAGCCTACAAGCTCTGTGTAGTATTGATTTAGTTCAATTGGGGGCATTTCATTTACTTCTTCTTTCTCCCCCGATACAGATCGGCATCGGCTTTTCTTGCACCGCCTTTGCCTGTTACATAAGATCGAACCCTTCCCATCGCCCAAGCATGAGCAGAGACTCTTCTGGATCCAGAGGAATAGTAAGCACCCAAACCTCTTTTGTAAACCTTATCTAAAGTTGATTTAGCAAAACGACCAGCACCGGGAATAGAAGAATACCTTCCCATGTCTTTTTTAGACTTACTTTTTCTTTTTCCTTTTTTTTCTGCCATCTTTTGCTCTTTGTTTTGAAATCCTGTCCATCATGGCAGGAGTAAGCTTTCCTTGTTTGTAAAGCTTTTGGGTTCTTTTTATTTCTGCTTCAGCTCTTCGAGGGTTCTTTGATCCTTTGAGATACTTTTTAGGAACCCCTCTTTTGGTCTTAGCAACAGGAGCAAACTTACGCTTACTTCCTTTTTTTCTTGGCATTTTTCTTTTTAGTCTTTTTCTTTTTGCCGTACTTCATTCCATAGCCCATTACTTTCTCCTCATGTTTTTACCACAACCATATACATGACCAGAATGCACATGGATATTTCTACCCATACCACCTTTTTTTGTCGGTACAGGTTTGCTTACATTTTTCATTTTCATTGCTTTCAAAATTATCTCCAGGGAAACATTTCATCTCTGTGAACCCAAAGGATCCAACCAGTAGCAATCACATTTAAAATAACCAATAATTCAATCATTTTTTCCTCCAAAAAGTTTTAGCTTTACTTTGAGCTTTTTTTGAAAGCTCTCCGTAATGAAAGAGTTTCACACTACTTCTGTTATGTGTTTTACCAGAATGAAGACTGCCGTCAGGCATCTTATGAGTTCCACCTTTGTGGAGTGTTCCGTCTTTTTTGTAGTGATTTACACCTTTCATCGCTTTTCCTTAAATATTCTAATGACTCTATGATATACCATGTCCTTCATGTTCTTGAATGTCCTGTTATGTTCAGGTAATTCTTGCCATGCCTTTTTTCTTTCTTCCCGGTTAGGGAGGTCTGCAATGGTATATGCTATAGACATTTGCATAGCTACAAGATACACCAGATCGTGAAATTTTTCATCAACATCTGCTATGTAGTCTAGCCTTTCTTGGTGTGTTTTGAGTTTGCTTATCTGATAAGAGTAATAAAGAAGATCAGGCTCTCCATCTGGTTTCCTATGCTTCATCCTCTAATTTTTTTATTAGTCTATTTAAGTACCACCGAGCTTTTTTTAAGTCCTCTAGTTTGTTCTTCATAGGATACCTCCAAACATACTTCAAAATATTAGATTGTGCTGGTATTTGATCTCTATGTGGGTTGAGTTCTACACAAGCCTCTATTGCATCAATGGCTTCTATTTTTGATTTTTTATAGTGATCTGGATTAATTTTTTTGTCTTGTTCTTCATCTTTTCTCATTTTAAGGTACACATTTCCTCCCAATCTTTGTAACAGCAATGAGTGTTCTGTTTGTAAGATCTATCTCTTCTTTTGTATTGTCAAATATTTTACCTGTTGATCTCTCTAATTGACCCTCTAATATTCCTCTATGCCTAATTAAAACTTGAAATAGAAGTTTTTGTTCTTCTTTATTCATGAAATATGCAAAGACTTCCTCCTGTTAATTTCTTTAATGCACTTGATTCTAAGTTTGGGTCTTGCTTCTTTGTTGTTTGCAATTCTTTCAAGCTCTGTAATTGGTGTATTTTTTAAATAATAATGTTTAACAACAGTTTTGCCAGTTCTTTTGTCTCTAA